CATCGGCAAGATGCTGTCAGCCAAGCAAGCCGTCGAGAAAGCCGTACCCAATGACCCAGAGAAGTCTGACCTGGAGCTGTACGCTGCCAAGGTAGAGCTGGATCAGAAGTGGGCAGAGATCGTCGAGATACTCAAGTGGACCGGCCACTGGGACGGCTACCAAAAGTTTGTGCAGGACCGGCGCGAGACTGAGAAGCAAGCCAAGATCGCACAGGTGCGTGAAGCGCTGCGCAAGAAGAAGATGTACCAGGACATTGCGATCATTGTTGGCGGCGTCCTATGTTCTGCTGCTGTCATCGCAGCGTTTATATGGGCAATCAGTGAGGCGAGTAACTAATGGGATATTTTAATTCAGCAATTACGTCTCCGGACGCGATGCTAGAAATAGCACACCGTCGTGACCCCGGCGCACAAGCTGTCGATTTGTTTGGTTTCAACCGCACCATAGGCACAACATATGAAACTGTGTTCAACAACGGCGGCGGTATCTACCAGTTCCCATCTGAGATGGTGACACTGAGCTGCGTGTCGACCTCTGCTGCCGACACCATGTCGATCTTGATCCAGGGGCTCAATACCGATTACGAAGTTATCAACGACATCGTGACACTATCAGGCACAACACCAGTCGCATCCAATATCCAGTTCTACCGCATCAATTCAGCAGTCATTCTGTCTGGCACTAACGCTGGCGCCATTTCAATCACAAACAATGCCACAGTACACGCATACATTGAGGCGGAACTAGGCAGTGACCAAGGATTAATCTATACAGTGCCAGCCGACCACTCACTGTACATATTCACTGCACAGTTCACGTCAGGCACAGTCAACCCAAATAAGTATCTATTTAGCAGGGCGTTGACTCGCAGCAGCACTGGCCGACAGGTCAGATTTTGGGAAGCAACCTTTGCCACCAATGTGAACTACAGTCTGGTGCGCCCATTCAGAGTGCCGCCAAAGACTGACTTTACCATTGAGGCGAAATCAAGCAGCAGTGAGAACGAGCTGTCAATCTATCTCAATGCCGTACTAATGGAAGAGGATCTGTAAGATGTGGTTTCTGTTCGTTATCTTATTGGAGGCGGACAGATATATTGTTGGTCCGCAAGGAGTTTACCCAACAATGGAGGACTGCTTTGAGGCCAGAGATTTTTTTATGGCAACTGCACCGCAGCCCAAGATTAACTACGACTCGATCTGCATCCAGACAGATCACAATATAGGAGGCACATGATGTTCAGTGTCATCAGTAAGATGCTGGGATCAGGGGACGTCATCTCGAAAGGGATGGACCTGATCGACTCAATGCACACCAGCACAGAGGAAGAGATCCAGGCCAAGGCCAAGGCCAAGACAGATCTGCTGTCTGCCTACGCGCCGTTTAAGTTAGCGCAGCGTTACTTGGCATTGATGTTTGGGTTCACATTCTTATTCAGCTATGTCCTAGTCCTGGCGATGACGATCTCAGGACAAGGCGACCCAGACGCAGTGACCAAGGTCATGGAGCAGTTCAGTATCAATTATGCAATGCTGATTATCTTAGGTTTTTATTTTGGCGGCGGAGCTGTCGAAGGATTTATGGAGAAGAAAAAGAAATGAGTCTGTACGAAAACATCAACAAGCGTAGAGCTGCAGGCAAGTCACGCAGCAAAAAGAAAAGCACGATCAACGACAAGGTGTACGCACAAATGAAGGCAGGCAAAGGACCGTTCGCTAAGAAGAAAGAGGACAGCCAATGAGTTGGGAGTCCCCTTACTTCACCCATGGCGAGATGGCATGCAAGTGCGGCGACTGCAATGCAGTCGAGATGATGGACCCAGGGTTCATGGAGAAGCTCACTAGTTTGCGCGGCGACTGGGGTCAGCCCCTGGTCATCACCAGTGGGTACAGGTGCAGCCTGCACCCAGTCGAAAGATCAAAGGATAAGCCTGGCGCACACGGACGTGGCCGGGCAGCTGACATAGCCGTCAGCGGAGAGGATGCTTACAAGCTGCTGTGTGTAGCACTAGGGCATGGTTTCACAGGGATAGGCATTGCACAAAAGGGCAACCACTCATCCCGCTTCATTCATTTGGATGACCTGGACGAGACGGAGGCGTACCGACCGACTATCTGGTCTTACTGAATGAGACGGGACATTGGAAAAAAGGAAGTTTCCAGCGTCCCAAGCTGAGGCGCTGAGACAAGGTGTTACTTACTATTTCACCGGCAAGCCATGCAAGCACGGTCATCTGTCGGAGCGATTCGCTAAGAACAAGAACTGCCGCGAATGTCTACGCCTACGAAATCGCGCTAGAACAAAACAAGGTTACTGGCTCGACTACGGAGACGAAGCGTATAAGCAGCGTAAACGCGACAGAGCGAAGCGCTATGCAGACTCAGCAGCCCACAAGCGAGGCGTTGCGAATCGCCGCTATCATGAGCGAAAGGCAAGAGTCGCAACCCGTCAAGGCGTTACAGAACTACGCAGGATTCGACTTGAGGCACAGCTGCTATCTATCGATACTGGTGTGAAGCACGAGGTCGACCACATCATCCCTCTGATCAATGACCTGGTGTGCGGACTCGACGTACCGAATAACGTACAGATCCTCACCAAGGCAGAGAACCGGCGCAAAGCAGGTAGGTTTGACCAGGATGAACAGTCGAATATACAAATGCAGCTGATAAAAGAAACCCCTCCGAAGAGGGGCAATGAGGGAAGCTAGCGGGAGTGAGGGAGAGTCGCTAGCAATTAAATTCTACCACGCGAATCGAGCGCGCAACACCAGCAGATCTCTTGATTATTCCCTTGTCTGTGAGCCGGTTCAGTATCCTGGTCATGCCTGCCTTTGACTTTTCTCCGATCGCTTCCATGATCTCTGCAAAGTTTGGAGAGTATCCATTGTCCTCAGCGTATGCTCGGATAAAGTCCACGGTTGCCTGTTCTTTATTTGTCATCCTTCCCCCTAATAAATTTGTGCGGGTCGATGTTGTCCCAAATAAATTTTTTCAGCGCCTCTGTGTACGCGTCGTATGTCATCGACAGGAACTCTGTCTGCTTGTCTGAGGGAACGAACAGCTCCTGGAAGTCGTCCGGCTTACCTTCAATTTCGATTGTCACTTTCATAGCTCCTCCAGCTTCAGCGTCTTGGCTCTCTCCCAGTGCTCTTCAACAGCTGGTATCTCTTTGGTTTGTGCCGGCTTGGCTTTGATCCTGCGCAGCGGCCAGGTGATTTTGTAGCGTCCCGCGTTACAGATGTTCGCGTTCTTCTCTTTCATGTCGTTCATGATGTCGAGCTGCAGGTCGCTGACCAATGCTTCATAGGCCTTGAGCTCAGCTCGCAAATGGGCTAACCGCTCAATCTTTTCTTTCAGATCATTCTCTGCATCCATCTCGACGTCTTCAGGTACGTCGCCCTTCATGTCAGCTGCTTCCGCTGCAGACATCGCCGGGTACCAATCCTCATCACGCACGCGTCGTTCAAAGTCAGAGCAAGCAAGAATAATTTTTTGCTGCATTTCTGCATCGGCTTTGTAAACATAGATGTACAGCTCAACCCCCTGGTACAGGATTGCAATCACACCCCACTGTGCGCCGGTACATAACATCTGACCCTGCAGCTGGATCGGTCCTCGATAGGGCGCAGGCACATCGCTAGGTGCGACGCGAGTGAGTTTGGCTTCCAAGACACCTTTGCCGTCCAGGGTGATCGTGCCTTCCTGGTTCATCACATATATGTTGTTCGCCGGGTCGGTGTTGATCACCAGGTTGTCAGCCATTGCGCCGCCATCGAGCGATGCCTGGAGCAGATCCTTGTAGGTGTAAGCCTCTGGGTAGTCGAGCTTCAGTTTCTTCAGCCCGAGGCGCCGTGCAGCGGTGCGCAAGATCTGATCCTCAAACTCATTGCCCCAGTCAGCTGCCTCGCCGACCTGGATGTCGTAGTGATCGACGCCTTCCTTGCGAGCTCGGATCGTTGCATCGAGCTCATCATTAGGCGTGGCCCATGGGCTGAATCCCATGATGTTTGGAAGACGGCTCGCGCTCATCTTCTGAATGGTTGTGACTTTACCTACCATTGCTAATCTCCCTGCACTTTTGATACATATCACAAAGGTACTCCAAATCTTCAACAGTCACTGGTCTGACTGACTCAATCTCTGTTGATTGCAGCGTTTCAATGATCTGTTCTAGTTGCGGAATTTCTGATGCGTCTCCGCCATCCACTACAATGGCTTGAACACTGCCCCTTTTTACCCAAGATCGTCTGACTTCCCCGTCTGTCTTCTTAACGTGATCGCTGATCAAGTCGAGAATTTTTTGAATCTCATGACCGCACAGTGTGATTGTGTAGTCGGTATTATCTTTTATTGCTAGCTTTACCATCTGAACAACTCCTCTTCTGTCATTGCTGTGTCAGCGTCCATCTGCTGCGTGGCGTATGCCCACAGGTCAGCTGGCAGCTGGTGTTGATCGAGGCCATCGATGTCGATCAACTGCATACCAGGCATCTCATCCGGGTCATTGATCGACGTGTCGGTGAACTTGATCTGGTGCTCTTGATCTTTGAAGTAGATCATTTGATACAGAGTGCGGATCATTTGAAGTAATCCCTCGGCCAGATACCGCGACCGCAGACGCGGCGCAGTAGTTTATCGACTACAACAGACACCAAGAGTGCTGCCCCATAAGTCACGATGAACAACACCGCGATTGCAAACCATTCACTCATAGTGAGGCCTCCAGATCTCTCAGCTTGATGTAGTTGTTGTAGTTGATGCGTGCGTTGCGCCAATTGATGGTGCTGGCAGACGCCATCTTTCTGCGGATTGTTTCCCGCATCATCTCTGGATCGATCCCAATCTTAAACAAGATGAGGTCCTGGCTCTCACGCATCAGGAAATCAAACGCAGTCATAAAGTCACAGTTAGCGAAGCCTTTGACTTCCCTGTACTGCTGGCGGATCAGTGTGCGCAGCCTTGCGCGCTGGTTTTTACTGACGTCATTGCGGGCCAGGCGCATATTAATTTTGTCGATTTCCTCAATAGCCTTGGTCGCATCGGCAACGATCTTGACCTTCGGCCTAGAAAAAATGTCCTTAAATGCCAGGCCCAACACTGCCTTCCAGAGCTCAATCTCTGCTGCGGCTTTGTCGTCCCAGACAGACGAGCGAATTTTTTGCAGCTCTCTGAGCTCGGCCTGGAGGAGATCGCTTCTTTTGGACAGAGCGAGCGGAGTCTCAAGACCTCTTTTGAGATACTCCTCGATCGACTCATCGGTGTCATGTATTTCATTGACGACGGTTTCGATCTTTTCAAAGATGTCACCCTTCATACGAACGCCTCCTGGATTGTTTCGATTAACCTCATTGGGACGACAATTTTTTTGCCGTCCTCAGTGCGGATGCGCACAGCCTTTGAGCTGTACGACAAAACAGTGCCGGCGATCTTGCCGCCGGCCAGTGAGATTTTTGCTCCGATATGCAGTTCCATTACACATACTCCTCAACGTGAACGTAGATACCAACAGGGCTGCCGACCGGCTCCGCGTAATCGTTGCGCAGCTCGCTGTACTTTGCGCTTTGCGGTTGATGGTGTGGTTCGCTCCAAACAATGGTTACCCCGATCTTGCCAGCAGCAACCACCTCTCCGATCCACTCAGGGTGCATCGCGCCCCAGCGACCGATGACTTTCTTTCCGACGAATTCTTGATGGTTCATTACGCAACCTCCTCAATCAAACTCAACAAGGAATTCATGCGCGATAACTCGGCTTTAATGAAACTTTCCCCGCGCTCAAAAATTAAAGTTTTGGCCTGAGCAACAACAGAAGCTTTCTCCTCAGCATTCCATCCCAAGATATCCGCCTCTCCACTTACAATCGCTTCCAAAGCCTCGCGCATATGAAGCGAAGGATAGTTCGGGTTGTATCCAATGATCATGTCGAATCTCCTCTTGTTTCCCTCATCGACAAAGACAGGTTAGGGCAAAGGTTCCACATGTGTCAACACATTTTATCTTGTGCGGTTAAATTTGTGCCGATAGGCTTGCCGATACATAACCAAAGAGGACACATATGGGAGCCATGTCCCGTCGCAAGGGTGCCACTTTCGAGAGAGAGATTGCTGGCATGATCCGAGATCATCTCGGGTACGACTGCAAGAGAAACCTAGAGCAATACCAGCAAGGCGGTGATGATTTATCCGGCGTGCCTGGTTGGAGCATCGAGTGTAAAAGGTACGCGACCTGCGTACCCTCAGACATCAAGACCTTTTGGCTGCAGTGTGAAGCACAAGCAGCGGCTAAGGGGTTGCGTGCAGTCCTCTTTGTGAAGCAAGACAGGAAGCCAATCCAGGTGTACATCAACTGGATCGGACCTGGTCATGACTGCTATGAGCAGCATGACATCAACAGCGTCGCGCAGATCAGCTTTGAGCTGTGGTGCGGCATAGTCAGAGAAATAGGAGAAGAAGATGCTAGGTCTTAGCGATTCAACTGCGGAGTACTTCCGCTTCAAGCCATCCATCAATGCGTGGATCGTCGACGGTGACGAGATCGAGTTCAAGGGGATGGGTATTGACCCAAGCAGCCTGAAAACTGGGTGGGGGAAAATACAAGAGGGACAAGCGCCTGAGTGGCAATGGGACGAGCGCCCAGGAGTCAAGGGGACAAACCCTGGTCAAGACTTCAAGCGCGGTTTCAGCGTCATGGTGTACATCAAGGACTACGGATGGCGTGAATGGACGACCACTGGATCTGGTCCAAAGATGGGACTTGAGGCTATCTGGCCGGCGATCCACAACGGCGCCGCAAGCAACGAAGGCAAGATGGCCATGGTCGCATTCCACGGCGCCAAAGCTGTTGCTATCGGCAAAGGCACCACACGGGTACCAGAATTTGAGCTGAAGGGATGGAACGACAAGCCAGCCCAAGCAGCTCAACCGGCTCCAGCTCCAATGGAGGCTACCCCAGAA